GTTTCATCGGTCAGGGTAAGAGCGGGTGAATTAGTTGCCCCGTCGTCGAGGGTTACGCCAGTAGTAAGAGTCCCAAGAGTGGTAATATTATTAGTAGTCTGTTCAAAATTAAAATAAATCTGAGTTGTATTAATAGCTACCCCGACCTTTTGAGCATAAGTTCCGGCAGTCTGTGAAACTTCTCCCGCAGTGGTATGAAGATAAACTACTCCATTTTCGGCCAAACTTGACCATCCATCAAAAATCCCGATTGCCACTATCTCGACAGCGGCGCCATCGGCAGCATCAGCACCGGCAACACCAATAGCCGCTCTAACAGCCGAATCATCAGAATCGGCCAAATATGCTTCACCATCCGAATCCTTTAATGCCAGAACTTCACCAGCGGAGATCGCCTCACCCGCAACGGCTGTGAACCGCGCAAAGGCTTGCTTCTTGTAATACGTAGCGCCGACTTTAGGAGCGAAGAAAGCCCCCAAAATCAAAAACGCCAAAGAAAAAGTTAATACTTTCAAAAACTTATTTTTAACCATTTTAAAATCTCCTTAAAAATTCAATAAATAATAAATAATAAAAACAAGGTAAATAAAATCAATACCTTAATAATTAAATTAGGTTACAACTGCCTTGTATCCCTGGCGATAATCAACAGGCGTTCCGGCAAACTCAAAAAGGATCTTGTATCGTCTATCATCAGCCAGAAACATTCTTTCCGACTGCTCACCATCTGCAACGAACATCAGAGGCTCTTTTCTGCCGCCCAGATAACCCATTTCTATAATGTCGCCGACTTCCTTTGGCATGAACATCATCCAGTCGTTTGTGTCTGACATAAGGCCATTTTGAAAGCCCTTGACTTTGCCCTTGAGAGGATTACGGGTTTTGGTTGTCAAATCATTGCTGGAATAATAAAAATCATCGTTAATAACACTTTCAGCCGTGGCGAATACATCAACAGGATAAACAATAGTAGGTTTGACGTTAGGGTCATTCAGCAAGCAAAGGCGCTCAGATGAATCTTTTTCAGTAGTTTTCGCCAAGAAAAGATAAGAGACAATAGCCGTGGCAAAACTCAAGGCTGTAGCGCCCAGATTTCCGTGACCATTCGTAAACATTGCAGTTCCATCAGTACAAAGAGCAGTATTATTAATAGGAATATTCCATACATACTTTGCATGAGTTCTGCGGGCTGCGCGGCCTAAAGCGTCAATTTTTCTCTGAATGGTCCCGATATCATCATTGATGATGTATTTTCGGGAAATAGTAAGAATATTACCTTTCTGCAGCAAGCTATAAGTTGCCTCTTCATCGGTGATTGAATTAATCTCTTGATAATCTGCCACTTCAGGATTAACCGTTGCAAGATCCGGGAAACCACCAATCAGGACGGCTTCTTGCTGCCTAAAATCCTTAACTGATTTCTGGTAGCTGATAATCATATCTTCGCCGTAATTAGTCTCTCTGTATTGCTTGACTAATCGACGGCCAAGGGTATTACCTAAAAGATAAGTAAAAGTGGTTGATGTGATATTCATCTGTGCTCTTAAGGAGCCGGGTAAATTATCACGATTAAACATCCCGTTCCCGTCAATATCGCCGGTGAAAAACTCGTAAGCTTCCCGGACGCCACGAAAGGCGGGGACTTCATCAAAATGCTCACAATCCTGAACGCATCGGCCATCTGTGAAAAATGGCTGGTTGTTAAGGGTTGTATGCTTTGCAGATTCCTTCACATCCTCTTGAGATAAGCCAAACATACGATCTAAGGCCATACTTGCTTTAGTCTCGGTATCAAGGCCAACATAAATATTCGAGCGTACAGGTGCAGGGATATGACCATCACCGGCAGGGGTTTTTTCTTTGCCCTGTTCGGCCATCTTAGCCACCATGTCTTTATCTTCACCAATTCGCCCGTCTAACTCTTCGGCTGTAAAAATCCTGCCGGAAAAGTTTTTCTCAATACGCTTTTTGAAAATGTCGGGAAGATCGGAATCAGCAAGTCGATCCTTCAAATCCATCTTGCACTGCATAAGCTTAATTTCATTGAGTAAATCAGGGCCGTTACCTTTGCCCTCACCATCAATAGGGGTTTTCACTTGCTCCTCTACCTTTTTAGTGATAACCTCTTTTTGTGGTACGGGTTCCATTGCCATGCGTGCCAGGCTTGCAACTTCATCGTCGGTAATCCCTTCTAAAGTCTTACCGTCGAGCAGGTCTGGCCGCTTCTCTTGAATCAACTTCCAGAGCGTTTCTTTGTTCATAAAAAAATCCTCCTTTTCGGGTGGCATAGCGGCCACCGCTCGTTCAAATCTCCCGCCTGCTGCGGGTCTGGTTACAATATCAACTGAATTATCATCGTTTTTGATGAACTTCAGCAATTTACGGACTGTTTTCCCCTCCATCACCTCCTGGCGTGATCTAACAGCGTAATCGAAAGATAATCCATAGCCGGATTGACCGGCCTTCTTAGCTTTTAATAGGTTTTTGCCGAGCCATTTGGCAGAATCAAGAAAATGAAGGGTGCCTTTAATTCCCATCCCGGCAATATGCTTCACACCATCAATCCACCCGACTTTCTTTTTCACAAGAAGGGATTTGAGGTTAAAAAGCTGATCTGGTAGGTGGGTTGCGCCTTTTTTAAAATCGAATAGATTCACATCCACATTTTCAAATAGGCCCACATCGGCTTTCAGTGTTTCATCCGGTATATTCCAGCCGTTTTTCGTGAACCCGGGAACGCAAATCGTAACTTCCCATGAGGAGCCCTTGGGATCAGATTCGGCCATTTGCAGGATCTCAATACCGGCTTTAAAGTTCTCTTCAATCCCATCCTCAGATTGTGCTTGCTTGCTTCGCTCCTCTACCCATTCCTGCTTTACCTCTTTGGGTTCTGTACCGAATTTAACCTCACCGTCAAGAAGGGAATAGGAAAGCTTGTAATATGTGCCCTTATCCTCATAAATGATGTAGGAAGCGTAAAAATCCCGTATCCAGGGGGATGAATCAACGGCAACCTCATTACCCGATGTAGATGAGCTTTTATACAGCGTACTGAACGCATCTCGGATAGTGTTTTGAATATCCGAAAAGCTTTCAGCCATCCTAGCTTTTTTCTCTTCTTCTTTTAATTTATCTTCTTCTTCTTTGGTCACTCGCAACCTCCTTTACCGGGCACAAAAAAAAGACAATACAGTGATATGGCACCATATTGCCTTTTGTTTTCTTTTTTAGTTAGCTAAACTAAAAGAGCCCGGATTAAACTTTTATTTTCTTATTTGTTTTTATTCCTCTTCTTCTTCCTCCGCCTTGGGGGAAATCCCGTCAACATAAACCGTTTTGAGTTTCTTTATTTTGCCCTTGGATGGATACCACCGCTTTGCACCGCCAACAGTAAGAAAACATACAGCGTCAATCTTGGCCGGTAATAACTTGCTCTCGGGCGTATAAGTGATTTCCGGGCCTCTCTTACCTTTGAAATTAACAGTATAGACCTTTTCAAGTCTATCCATATCATTTGTAGCATATCCGGAATAAACGAATAGATATTTCTTATCTACCCGGTAAGCCTTGCAAGCTTGAGATAAAAGCTTTTCCCCTTGCGATTCAATCTTATCCTGCATAACCTGAGTAGGTTTCTCTACTGTTTCCGGTATAATTGTTGATGTTGTGGCGTTAATATCATCTTTCGTCATAGCTTATTTCCTTTCCTTGGTTTGTGATTGTTCAAACTGATCCATATAATCTTCCGGTAATTCATTTTCAAAAAGCCGATCCATCTGAGAAAAAGCGGCTTCTAATTTATCCCGGAATTTTTCTCTATTCATAGCAAACAGGCCATTATTTTTATTCGGGTCCGCTTCCAGGCCCTCATAGAGTATGTCTCTGATCCGGTTTTTGTGTTCGTCGTATTTGGTTACTTGTTCGGGCGTCATATTTTATACTTTAGGCTTTTTAACCTTTTGACCTTTCACCGGCTTAATTTTAGCTTTTTGTGTTTCTTTTATGGTTTTATTCCCTTCGGGAAGTGCCGCCCCGGATTCTACAGTTTCCTTATTGGCCGTTTCAATCGCATTATTCCAGTTAGGATGCCATGGTATTTTCCAGCAATCACAGTTTATCGTATTGGCCGCCGAGCCCCTGAAATCCTTGGGATACATTAGACTTTCTCTGTACCCGCCAACCTCCGGAGCTACATTAAAATATTCTTCCTCTCTTCTCTGCTGACCGTTTGCCTCCTGATGCCCCGGCCTTGGATTGGGCCCGTAAGTATCATGCCGCCATTCCTTACCAAGCCCAGGCACAACCTTTGCCGCTTCCATGCCCCTTGCATGAGAGGCCGCCTGTAATACTCTGCTTGACTCTGTGCGGGTAATCACTTCAGCCCGTTTTGCAATCGAACTAAAAACCGATTTATCCTTTAGATTCCTTCCGACCTCAACCATAGTTTCATAAGCCGTTTTCTGTCCTAAGAGACCTCTACTAAGAGCGCCGTTAATTTTAGCTATTCCGTCTTTACTCATACCTGTTATCAGGTCCGGTGTATAATCCTGCATAATGGCCAATACGTTTGGGTCAATCTGTGTTAATATATTTTTCTTTGCCAACAATCCAGGGATATCAATACCAATAGCCTTTAAAGGCACATCTTCATATTTTATTCCATGTGCATAAAACCCTTGCTGTATACCTGCCATATCAATCTTGTATTGATCCGCAAACTCAGTCATTGATAATTCCACCGCCTGCTGTAATTCTTTAAGCCGGTATGTCTGCCAAGGAGTAGTTGCCACCTGAGAAATAATCTCTTTCCTGGTCTGATTCAAATTCCGAATAATCTTTTTTACCGCTTCGTCTTCCATCCGATGAGCTTTTTTGACTAAAACCCGCATCTTGATATCCATAGCTCGTTTTATGGCTGCTGGCGTCATAACTCATTCTCAAGCCTTTTTGCGTCCCTATCTTTTTTTTGTTTTTTTGCATTGTCTAAGAGCTTGTCATAATCTTTATTATCATCATTATCGGGTTTATTTTTCGCTTCATTAATCTCTTCTTCCGGGTCTATCTCCTGGCCAAGCTGAGTATTTAATACTGATACCATTATCTTTGTAGCCGTTTTTTTCTGTATATATCCACGATCTTCGGCTAAGGCCAGAGAATTAGTAATTTGAGGCATTACGGCAGCGCCCCGGCTCATATCCTTTTTAGATATTTCCGGTAAATTTACTTTATATTCACGGTCTACACCAGATTTTAATCTTTTGTGGATTATTGCCTGATCAATAACAAAATCTATTACCTCCCTGGCCATATCACGGCATAAATCCTGCCTTTCATCCAGATCCTTGATGGGCACCAAGCCCATGAGGTCCGCTTCATTTTGATATGCTTTACCGCCTGAACCAAACCAACTATCCGGCCTTCCGTGAGCGCCCATAATGGTGGATATGGCCATATCAAACCCGGCTTTAATGTCCACCGAATTGAGATTAGGTGC